CGGCTAATGGTATCCACTTATCCCGTGGTACTTCTTCAGTAAACGCCCAGTAAAGATGAAGCCCGTTTCCAGAGTCAACAATAGTAGGCTCAGGCAAGTCTAGTAGTTCCCAAAACTTCTTAGCTTCTTTCAGCCCTTCTTTCTTACTAGCGTAGCCTTTGGGTAAACCCGTGCTTTGTTCTACCTCAGTGTCTTTCCCTGCACCACAATCTATGTCCAACCATAACGATTGTAAGGCTTCTGCGTGTATAACTTTGCGTCCACCTTCAGGTAATGGTTTAGTAGCATCTTCCGTATACTTAGCTAGTGCAAAGTAAGTGTGGTGACCTGACTCTACAAATCCCTCAAAGAAAGTTCTAAGTTCATCGGAGTCTTTTGTAAATTTTGTAATTGGGCTTTTGTTTTTCCCTGTGGGTATACCTATTGCACAATACCATCCTCCAGACGGTACAACGTGATGTATTAAATCAATGTTCTCCATATTGTTATTTTTAGGGGGGAGCTTTCCCCCCAAGTCCTCTCGGTAAGTTGAGCAGTTTTACTATTTAGTGTACGACTTCAGTAGTGCTTCTATAGCATCTATAAGGTCTGGGTGCGGAAAATGCGTACCCTCAAACCAGTTATAAACAGTTTGTCTGCTGACCCCCAACTGAAAGGCAACTTCGGCCACAGGTATTTCTTGTTTGATACATACCCTGCCTAGTTTGACTCCCAGTGAGGAACCGTCAGCCTGTTTATTTATACTACTGAGTCGCGTTGTATAACCGTAACTCATTAGTCGTCGTCACTCCCCCACTCGTCTAACAGAGCAGATAAGTCATCATCGTCGTCAGGCTTTTCAACTTTCTTCTTAGGACGTTTGGTTGGCTCTTTAACTTCTTCCGCTTCGTCTTCTTCTACCACACCAAACATATCTTCTGCGGTTTCTTCTGCATCGCTATCTCCACCCTTAGTAAAACCTTCTTCTACTTCAAACGGAGAGGCTACCTGCATGGGTGCGTAGTCGATAACTTGTACGCCACGTAAACGTAAAGACACACCGCAACTGCTCATCTTGTAAGGGACTAACTCAAGAGCTACGTTAATAGTACTACCAGTAGTCAGTTGGAAATCGGCATCCATACGCTTGTTGTCAGCGTCAAACTGAGCAGGGCCACCGGTTGCTCGTCCGTTATAAGCAGCTTTTAAATTGCACTTGCCAATAAAAGAGCCGTCCTCTTGCTTTTTAAAAGGCATCTCAAGTTTAGCGGGCCAAGACTTATCCTTAGCTCCTTTGTAGGCTGTAGCCATAGCACTGTAAAGCTTCTTAGCTTGGCCTTCGTCCATTACAAATTCCATTTCATATTTAGCACCGTCCTCCATAGCATCACAAGGAACGGTTTGTCCGTTAGCTCCTGCTTTGTTATCGAAACGGTAGGGTTGGTCTAGTCGTGGGTATCGTGCGGTTACGTTTTTAAGTAAGTAACTTGTGTTCTTCATATCATCGCTCTCATCAAAAAGGTTAGTTAAATTAGCGTCAGCTTTTACAAGCCGAGTTATTGTTTGCATCTCATCCTCCGCCAAAGGGCGAGACGGTTTGAAATACAGCTTGGGTACACTTTCATGCACTAGATATATTTCAGTAAGCACACTGTGTACGGTTTCCCCATTACGTGTTAAGTAGTCTATATACTTGTAGAGATTCATCTTGTTTACTGACTTCGCAAACAAACTCGCTCCACCTACACGTAACTCACACACTGTGTTTGTGTTGTCTAATATCACATTAACCGTGGTAAAAAACTTACACGCTTTGTAGTTAGACAACCCTGACTGCCGAATGTTCTGGGGGCAATCAATACAACGGTTGGACTGCTTAGTAGCATCAGGTACATCAGGGTGCGGATACTGGCTATCCAGTGACCAACACTCTAGCTTGTTGCTACTACCGTAGAAGTTACGAGAAAGCGTCCCGCTATCTGTAATAACACCTTCTACACTTACCTGCGCCTTACCAGTAATAGGGTTTAAAAAATACCCGTCCTGTACTGCAAGGCGTGTCATTTCTTGGGCGGTTTGCGTACAGATATTCCGTATCTGTTTTTTGCCTGTAGCCCCGCAGGAGTTACATCTGGATTGTCTGCTAAAAACTCTTTCATGTTGCCGTTGTGTATTCTTTTCTCTAGCAAGTGGGGAGCATTGTGCTCTTGAATGAACGCATACATCTGTTCCCAATCACTTGTCCAATAACTAGAAATAACACGGCGTGATACTGTGCCGGAAGGAGTCTTAAGTCCATCTGCTTCTTGCGACTCGCAAAGCTTTAGGAGTTCATCACTAACTTTTTCCTGCTGCTCTTTAAGTTTTTTTATTTCTTCGTCTTTATCTTTTATAACGTTGCGTATCTTTAAATACACTGCTACCAATTTATCTGCTGAAGTTTCCATCGCTCCTCCTTAAAGGGACGACCATTGTAGCAGGGTGTTTTACATTGTCAAGCATCTAGCTCCTGTCTATACAAATCAATTATTTTGTTATGGTTAGTAATGTTGTTTTGAAGCATTCTGTAGAGCCGATCTTCTACAGCACTACCCTGTATGTGTATGACGTTCATAGGGTTGTGTTGTCCCGGCCTGTTTATACGTGCGTTAGCTTGTAGGTATGTCTCTACGCTAGTAACAGGAGCGTACCAAATAACTGTGTTGGCAGCAGTTAGGGTTAGTCCATGTGATGCAGCTTGGGGTTGTATGATAAGCACATGGGGATCGGCTTCTTCTTGAAAGCGCTTGATGATGTCTGCTCGTTTGTTGACAGTTACTTTGCCGGAGATAACATCACAGGTAATGTTCTTTGTTGTAAGAAAGTCTCTTAGTAATTCTATGGTATGGGTAAAAGGTACAAACACTAATACCTTATGTGATGACTCGTCTATAGCTTCTTTGACTACCTTGAGCCTGTTACTCACATCGAACTCAATGACTTGTTTATCGTCCGAATAAACCGCACCCCCTGAGATTTGCAGCAGCTTGTTAAGATTAGTAGCAGCATTGACCGAGGTTACTTGTTCTCCATCAGCGTGCATCATCATTTGGTCTTTAAGAGTCTTGTAATACTGTGCTTGTTGTTTAGTGAGAGGGGCATCGCGCTCTACGTAGGTAACCGCAGGTAAGTCTAAGCACTGGTCACGTTCAAATCTAATTGCAGGTTGCAATGCTTCATGCACCGTAGCGTCTGCATCTGGTTTGGGTCGCCATGTGTACTGCGTTATCTTGTGCATTACCTTATCCCTAAACTGCCCAAAGTACTTAGGGACACCATCGGGGTTAATAAGCTTTGCAAGGCCAAACGCATCTACGGGTGATTGTGCTGCTGGAGTACCAGTAAGCATCCATACCCACGGCACGGTGGCAGTTATGTCTCGGAGTGTTTTCCATCGGTTGGTCTGTGCATTTTTGTAGGCGTTAGCTTCATCCACCACAATCATGTCGAACCCACCGTTGATAATCTCGTCTTTCACCACTGCAACACCATCGAAGTTTATAATTACAAACTCAGACCCTGCGTTTATTATCTTGGCACGCTGGGCAGATGTACCATGTGCTACTGAACAAGTACGGTGCATAGCAAACTTAAACAAGTCTTGTTGCCATGCTGACTTCATAATAGACAGAGGCGATATGACAAGCACTCGTTGTATCTCACCTAGCTTCATCAAATAGTCTGCTGCCCAGATAACTGAAGCAGTTTTACCTGTACCCTGTTCATTAAAACAAAAAGCTTTTTTGTGTAAGGTAAGAAAACTAGAAGTTAAGCGTTGGTGGTCAAAAGGTGTAAGCTTTCCTGACCACTCGTAGTCCCTGTCTATTGGGGAAGGAACATCTTTAACCTTTAGTCCTACTAATGCTTGAGCTTCTTGTAAGCCCCACCGCACTACTATTTTAAAGACTCCTTCCTTCTCACTAAGTATCTTGTACTTGTCTACGCTCTCCGTAACTAAGTGTGGGCGTTTGGTTTTTAACACAATCGCCTTGTTGTCTATTACCTGCATTGATTACTTCCCAGCTACAGGTAAAGAGCCTAGCTTATCAGCTTCTTCTTTCAAATCTATTTGCAATCTTGCAACTTTAACTTCCGAGTAAAACGATTCATTGACTTGACCTGCAAGCTTTGTAACCTCTCTAGCTTTGGCTATGTCCATCGTACCATTTGCTACTGAGCTAATAGAATTGCAAAGAAATTTTCTTAGATCACCTGTTGTATTAATCGCTGCCATCTGTCTTTCTCCTCATTAGGGTTAGTTAGTGTAGTAAGTTTTTTAACGTGCCTGTAAATTGATTTAATTACTTGTAATTTTTCTTTTTCAACGTAGTAATATTTAATGCCGAACACCCATATACTATTGTCTCTACTTGAATATAGATAACTCCTATAAATATATTTCCCATCCGAATTTGTGCGCCTGTATAAATACCTTTTGTAAACGTCTTTGTGCATCAAAGTATCTATTTTTTCTTTCCACTTTTCAGCGTCGTGATCGCTTAAAATAGTAGCTTTATAAAAACGTAAAAACCTATCCCTTACTACGTCATTAAACGCTTTTCGGGAGTGGTATTTATCAGCAATTATTTCCCATGCACCTTTCATTATTACAGGTAAGTTGGGGTCACTGTAACTGCAATTAAATTTTTTCACGAAATGATAATTAAGTAGTCTTATACCGGGAACGCTGCCAAAGTCGTCCTTATAAGTATACCTCGGTACGAACGGCGTATCCGGTTGACCTAAACGCCGCCTATCTTTGTTTGCCTCTTCAACGATCTCTTCGTAGGTGTACTGCACATCTTCATCGTTAGCACACTTTAAATGTTCAAACATATTATTTTTTCCGTCCTCGTATAGTCCCACCACGTTTAGCTTTCTTCATTGCACCACTGCGTGTACGCGGGTAGGAGGAGTTAGCACTCTCCTTTTTGACAGATAGATTACTAGGACTATTGCCTCCACCTCTAGAGATAGGGGTCTTGTGGTTGACATGCTTGCCATCACCTGTAGACACCACACCCTTTGCTTTCATTGTATTACGCGCAGCATTGCGTGTGGCTCGGTTTTTCTTTTGCTCTGCTGTGCCTTGGTAGTTAGCGTATTCTTTCTTGTAGTTTCTAGGTTTCTTTTTCATAATCATTTCCTATTGTGTTCACAACTGGTCACTGGGCAGAACCCACAAAGCCCACTCTCTACTGCATTCCAAACGTCTTCTTCTAAGGCAACTTCTAAGCGATCAAGTTCCTCATCAAACACACTCAAGTAAGACTTGCGTAGGTCGGCTGTGTGTTTCTTACGTATAAAGTCATTGCTCACTACATATAGTAAAGCAGACTTAACAGTTTCTACTTCCGGGAAGTGCGTGAACGTAGCACCTGCTAACAAGTCTAACTGTTTAGTATCCGCATACGCCGCATTCTTACCTGTCTTGTAGTCAATCAAGTAAGCTTTCTTACCGTTTACAATAAGTAAGTCAGCTATACCTCTCCACCACACGTCTTTACCAAAGAACCCCGTGGGTGTGTATTCGTTATCCTGTTTAGTCACACCCATACGTATCTCGCAGTGCTTGTCCCCGTCTATCTTGTTGAGTACATCTAAGGGACGTTGCAAGAATTTAAACTTAGTAGGTATAGGTACACCATCCTTGATGTAATCCTCTGCTGCTTTATGGACTTGGTTTCCGTAGTACATAGCAGAGCTACCAGTGTCTTTAACATCCTTAGCCACTTTCAAATGGTAGTATTTTTTAGGGCATTGCTTAAACGTGCTTAAGCTACTGTAAGACCAAGCTGTCATAAAAGACCCATCTTAATTAGTTCTTGCCGATTCGCTTCGTGAGCCGCTTTAATGTCTTTTTTATTCTGCCCATGATACTCAACTGCGAGTTTGTTCTTGATAAGTAGTTTTGTAATAAGTCCCTTTCCCGTTTTAATTTCGCCCAACCATCTTCCAAATTTTCCTTTCTCTTTTGTTCGTAGGATGTATGTCTCCCCGACTTGGCAATGCTCTTGGACGAATTTCTTTGCAAGAAGGCCATGTGCTTTCTCCTGTTTGTTCCTTGTTCGAGATTCTGGGGCATCAACTCCAAACAAACGAATATTAACGCCCCTACCGCTGTCACCCCTAAGAGTGACGCCGAAACCCAGATCAATGTCCACCCGTAACCCATCACCGTCAGTAATAGATCGTATAGTGCAGAAGTATTCATAAAGCATTTCTCTCTCCTTATATATGTACTTTCTGTATATCGTCTTCGGTTATAACTCTTTCACGCAAGATAGCTTGCTCAAAATGTTCGCACTTTAAACAATACCACCCGACCCGTCGGCGGGTCTCCATGTTAAGTACCTCTTCAGAAGTTTCTTTGCATTTAGGGCATC